AACAGCTACTAAAAATAAATATCCAAAACCAGGAGCATAATAAATGCTCGGTTTTAGTTCTATATCCGAGCTACCAATTTCAAGTAGCATATTTGATCCCAATGTTACAATTAATGTAACAGGAAGTCCTTTAACACTATCCATAGGAGCAGCTACAACTTTAGCAGGTGCTCTTGTTAATGTAACAGGAAGTCCTTTAACATTAGCTACAAAAGATGTAATAATTAATGCTGCAGCTAATGTAACTGTTGCAGGAAGTGGACTAACTTTATCTGCAGGAAGTGTAGTAATCACTGCCGCTGCTAATGCAGTTGTAACTGGAAACCAATTGACGTTAAACACAGGAAGTGTTACATTGATTGGTAAAGCAAATGTAACGCCTGATGCGACTCCTTTGACTATAACAGTCAAGGATGCAACGGCAATAACATGGAGTGAAATAGATCCAAATACTAATAGTGTTTGGGTAGAAATAGACCCGATTTAATATGGCATCAACATTTTCAACAAATTCAAAACTAGAGATTATCACAACTGGTGAAAAAGCCGGTCTTTGGGGTAATATAACAAATACTAATTTACAGATACTAGAGCAATTATCTAGTGGTTACCTATCTTTAGATGTAGCCTCATCTGATCAAGCATTAGCATTAGATAATGGAGCAACATCTAATGGTAAAAATTTATATTTTAAATTAACTGGTATACTAGCAGCAAATAGAACTGTTACAATTCCTGATAGTTCAGAAAGAATTATGGTGTTTGAAGATGCTACCACAAGAGAAAGCTCTGCAACTATAAAAACATTAACAATTAAAACTGTATCAGGGACCGGGGTTACAGTGCCTCCCGGAGCAAAACTATTAGTATATTCAGATGCAACAAATGTTAATTTAGGTTTATTAAATAAAGGTTATCTTACAGTAAACTCTTCAACTGTAACTGCTCATACGGCAGTGGCAGGCGAACAAATTTTTGCAATTACAAACACTAACCCTATAACAATCACCCTACCATCAACGGCCGCTACCGGAGATGAAATAACAATCATAGATGGTGGTAACTTTTTTGCATCAAACAATCTTACAATAAATAGAAATAGTCACAAAATAAATGCAGGAACTTCTAACTTAGTTTTAAATGTTAATGGTCAAGCATCAACTCTTGTTTATGCTAATGTAACCGTTGGCTGGGTATTGAAGTCAACTAACCAATAGGAGTAATATTATGGCTCTTGTTGAGTTTCCTTTTGCTCCTGGAATAGACAAACAGGACACTACCGTTGGTGCAGAAAACAGATGGGTAGACTCCGATAATGTTAGGTTTAGATATGGTCTTCCTGAAAAAGTGGGTGGATGGTCTTCATTAGTTTCAGATTCAATAGTAGGTGTAGTTCGAAAACAACACTCTTTTGTTGATCTTGATGGTAATAGATATGTTGCCCTTGGAACAGATAAATTTTTACTTGTATATTTTGAAGGACAGCTTCATGATGTTACACCTTTAAAAGCTACATTAACTTCAGCAACAATTGCAACTGTTAATACTTCACCTACTTGCACAATAACAAAAGCCTCACATGGTTTAGCAGCAGGAGATATAATTTTATTAGACTCGGTAACTTTACCAGGAGGAACAGGTTTTTCTGCTTCTGATTTTGAAGATAAAGTTTTTCAAGTAATCACGGTCCCAACATCAGATACTTTTACTATAACACAATCCTCAAACGCTGGAGGAACGGTATCTACTGGAGGTAGTTTAAGTATAAAACCATACGAGCCGGTTGGACCATCAGCTCAATCATATGGCTATGGTTTTGGTATTGGTAATTTTGGTGGAACAGTATCTGGAGTTGCAACAACAACTTTAAATGGTGCTCTTAATGCAGACACTGCTGGTACAGGGGGATCTGGTACAGCAATAACTTTAACATCGGTTACAGGTTTTCCAACAGGAGGAGGAACAATCGCTGTTGGTAATGAGTTAATAACTTACACTGGGGTAAGTTCAAATGATTTAACTGGTATCACCAGAGGTACGAACGGCACAGCAACAATCGGTACATCAAACGGACAAGCTCATAGCAGTGGTGCCACAGTTACAAACGCTACAAACTTTTCTGGATTTGGTAGTGCAGTAAATGCATCGACTGTAATTTTGGAGCCAGGCCTTTGGAGTTTAGATAACTTTGGACAAGTGCTTGTAGCAAATATTGCAAACGGTAAAACATTTACATGGAACTCAGGAGCTGCAACACCTTTATTAAATAGAGCATCAACTACAACATCTGGTTTTGAAACATCCAATAATCCAACTGCATCTAGAGTTACTTTGATATCACCAACTACACGTCACTTAATACATTTTGGAACAGAGACAACTATTGGAACAACAACTACACAAGATGATATGTTCATTAGATTTTCTGACCAAGAAAATATAAATATATATTCTCCTTCTGCAACAAACTCAGCAGGAACACAAAGGCTACAAGATGGAACTAAAATAGTAGGTGCTTTAAAAGCAAAAGAAGTTATCTTGATATGGACTGATAATGCTTTGTATACTATGAAATTTATAGGTGCTCCATTTACATTTAGCTTTGAACAAGTGGGTACAAACTGTGGACTGATAGGTAAGAATGCAGTTGTAGAAATAGATGGTGCAGCTTTTTGGTTATCACCAAACGGATTCTTTCTATTTGATGGTACAGTTAAATCTCTACCATGTTCTGTAGAAGATTTTGTATTTACTAATTTTGATACAACAAAAGGACAACAAGTTGCTGCAGGATTAAATAATTTATTTACAGAAGTTGTTTGGTATTATCCATCATCAACAGCTACTTTTAACGATAAGTATGTTGTATATAATTACGGTGAATCTGCCTTGACTAAAGTACCAGGAGGTGTCTGGTATACAGGAACAGAAGCAAGAACAAGTTGGATGGATGCAACCATATACCCAACACCATACGCTACAAAATATGATAGCACGGCTAACGGAACTTTTCCTGCAGTTATAGGTCAAGATGGTTTAGGACAGACAAAATATTTTGAACACGAAACAGGGACCGATCAAGTTAATGAAGATGGTTCAACAACCACAGTAACATCATTTATAAAGTCTTTTGATTTTGATATGCAACAAAGATCTTTTAAAGGACCATCAATAGCGGGTGAAGCATTTGTGGCTGTTAGAAGATTTATACCTGACTTTAAAGATTTACAAGGTAATTCAAAAATAAGTTTAGCAGTAAAAAGATATCCTCAACAATCTGATACTACTACAACATTAAGTCCTTTTACTGTAGACTCTACAACAGATAAAAAAGATACAAGAGCTAGAGGTCGTTTTGTAAATATTAAAATAGAAAACGATGCTGCTAGTGAGAAGTGGAGATTTGGAACACTAAGATTAGATATACAACCGGATGGTAGAAGATAATGTCTAAAATAAATATAAGAATACCAGAACCAAAAGAAGACTATGATGTATCAAACCAAAAACAAATTAACAGAGCTTTAACTATTATGAAGGATCAATTAAATTCTACGTTTTTAGATGAAGTAAAACAGGA